CGCGGTCGCTTCGGCGAACGTCCCTCTCTCGCGAAGCTCGTCGGCGCGAAGGTCGGCGTAGCGGTTCCACAGCTCCTCGTTCTGCGGGAACTGGTAGAGCATCTTGCACCGCTCGCCGTTCCACTCGGGGTGCTTCGAGCGGTCGAGCATCTGCTCTGCCATGTCGCCGGGGCGGATAACCGTGCAGGGCATCACGCCGGCGATCTTGCGTCCGGGGCCGGCGAGGCCGAGAATGTCGCCCGCGAGGACACGGACGCGCTTGCGGGTCTGCTCGGCAGAGCCAGCGGACTCGCTCGTCTGCGGGTCGTCAACCACGACGAACTCCGGGCGGACGGTGCGCCCGTCGGGGCGTTTGTACTTCATGCCGCGTATGCGGCCCGTTATGCCGGCGACGCGGACTATCGCGCCCGAGGACGCCGCGCCCGCTATCGTGGGAAGCACGATCTCGCTCGCCGTCCAGGCAATGCGCGTCCGCTCGCCGCGATAGAGCTGTCCGGCGCAGCGGTTGGCGATCCCTTCGAGACAGGCGATTGGATAGACCATCTCCGGAAAGTCCTCGGCGAGATGCTCGTTAACCTCAAGCTCTGTCTTGATCGAGTCGAGCATCTCCAGAGCCGCTCCCTCGCTTGCGCCGATGACAACGACAAACTCACGGTGGCCGTATGCCATCGCCCAGATAGCGGCGGTCTCCGTGAGCGAGGACTTGCCGGAGCCGCGCGCCATCGCAAGCGCGAAGAGTCCGCCTTCGAGGACGGCCTTCTGTAGCTTGCCGATGGCCCGCAGATGATCGCTCGACCATTCGAGGTTGTACACTTCGGGGAAGTACGTCTCGCAGAACTTACGCAGGTCGAAGCGGCAGGCCTCCTTGCGCTCGGGGTTCACGACGGCGGGAAGTTCCCCGATGTCGCGTCCCTGCAAGGAGAGGTCAGCCTGTCGTTGCGCGGCGGCCTCGCGGTGCGCCGCATAGCCACCCTGCTGGGTGGTCTCCTGCGGGCGGTTGCGCTTATCGACGAGCCATGCCGCGTAGCGGTAGAAGTTCAGCGCACGGCTGTCCTCGGCGGATGCGATCCGATAGCCGGCCTCGGAGAAATGGCGGTATATCTTCCCCGTCGAGAGGACGGTCCCCAGCTCCGTGGAGTTTAGGAGCCGAACCATCTCGACCGGCTTCATCTTCTTCGTGCTAATCGTCATCGGCCATCTCCTTGAGAATCCACGCCGTGTAGGCGATCACGTTCATCGTCCCGTCATCGTTGACGGGCGCTCCAGCCGCGATGTCGGCCTCCAGCCTTTCGAGGCTGATGGTGCGTGAACCCGACCGGCGCAGAGCCGTGACGAGGCTCTCCTTCGACAGCGCCTCCGGTCTGTTTTCCGACATTGCAGAACTCCTTTTTCTGATGATTGAAATAGTTTGAAATACCCCGTTGACTTCGTTCGGCACAAGAGCGAATATGTGCGCCGTTCCCTGTTGATGGGCCGTGTGGCCCGATACGCGGGACGCAACGAACACGAAAGGAAAGTGACAATGAGCAACGAAGCCACATTCCGCGCGGGCGACCGTGCGGTCACGAAGATCGGACGCAACCTCGTCGAGGTTCGCGTCAAGGCGAAGGTCGAGGGCGGCTGGTCCGTCACGACGAGAAGCGGGAAGGTTCTGACGGTCAAGACCCTCTCCCGCTCGGCTGGCGAAGCCGCCGGCGCGGAAGCCGCGAAGCCCGCCGCTCCGGCCGCAAAGCCGAAGAAGAACTCGACTGCCGTGAAGGCCGCGCCGGCCAAGGGGCTTTCGCTCCTCAGCGCGGCGGCGGCGGTACTCGAGCGCACGGGCGAGGCAATGCCCGTCGGGGCGATGGTGAAGGAGGCGAAGGACTCGGGACTCTGGACGCCGACGGGCGGCAAGACTCCCGAACAGACGCTCTACTCCGCCATCATCCGCGAGATCAAAGACAAGGGCGGCGCATCCCGCTTCCGCAAGGATGGGCGCGGCCTGTTCGCCTTCGCACGTCAGGCCTAAGCCTCGTAGCCGAAGAGTCCCTCCTCGCAGACACCGGCGTAGCCCGGCTCGCGGAGTCCGAGTCGGTCGATTATGTGCGACGGCGGATCGTTCTCGACGCGGCTTTCGAGGCACTCGCCGTGTCTGTCGAAGAACGACACGCGTATCTCGCTCCGTCCGATGCAGCACGATATCGCGCAGTGGACCTCGTCGAGATTGCGTTCGCGCATGTACTTCAGCGCACGGTCGCGGGCGAGGATGTTCAAGGTCACGTCCGCCTTCGTCGGATCCTTGCCCCAGGGCGAACCGCCCCCGATCCTGCAGTTGCCGCCGTAGAAGTCGGCCACGAGTTTGCGGCCTGTCGTGCCGCAGTCGCCAATCGAGCCGTGCGTCACGTACCGTCCAGTGCCGTTCACGATGACGCGGCAGTCGCCTCCGAGGATCGACCGCACACAGTCCCGGATCGGCGCGTTGGCGGACTCCTCGCATTCCGGCAAGATCGGAATCGCCACAATGCACTCCACCGGCGTTCCGTCAACCACGGTCACCTGGGTCTTCACGTCCAGTCCGCCGATTCCTATTCTGCAGAGGTTCTGCGCGACCTTGCGGGCGAGCCAATAGTCCTTCGACATGTATCCGCACTTCGGGTCGTTCACCGCCATGCCCCAGAAGATGCCCTGGTCTCCCCAGCCATCCCGGTTCACGCCCTGTGCGATGTCCGCTGACTGCTGCGAGACGTGGACCGTCACCTCCACACCGCTTCCGCTGATGGCGTTTTCCGCGCCCCATCTGTCTCGGTACTCGTCCGTGTAGCCGATCCTGCGGATCGCATCGCGGCAGAACTCGGCAAACTCCGCATCCGTGAAACGGTAGTTTGACGTCACCTCGCCGGAGAGCGTGCAGAAGCTGTCCTTGAGCTGCGCTTCAAGGGCCACCCTCGCGTTCCTGTCACGTTCGAGGCAGCGGTCGAGTATGTATGCGACGATATAGTCGCAGGTGCGGTCGGGATGCCCGACCGAGCAGTATTCGGATGTCTGTATTGTCTGTGCCATATATGGCTCTCTTTCCGCCCCGTCTCGGGGCATTTTCTGGTCAGTTGAAGGCAGCGCCAGGGAGAAGTGTGGATCTGACGACACGCGGTGACATGTAGGCTCGACACACGGTCTCCACAGCCGCCTATTACATGGTTGTTTCAAAGGAAACGGAAAAAAGTCGCGGGATTCTGCCGTATTCCGGAGTGTGCCTTCGGATTTCCATGTCACGAAGATAGTAGTGTAGAGGCGCTGTAGTTGCAACGTTTGCACACTTTCGGGAGTATGGAGGATCCTATGGCACCCTGCAGCATGGTCGCACGGCGGCACCCGTCATGAAGATGGGTTCAGGAGTCCGCTTGTGTGCTTTCTCCGCACTCTGTCGTCGATGCCGTACCGTCCGCCGCCGGTGCAAGCGTCTGCCAGTCACATCCTTCCCCATGCACAAACTCGGCCCATCTGCGGCGGATCACGTCACAGTATTTGGGATCGAGTTCGACGCACCGGCAGTTTCTCCCCGTCCGTTCGCAGGCGATCAGCGTCGAGCCGCTGCCGCCGAACGTGTCGAGGACGACGCCGTTTCGCTTCGACGAGTTGCAGACAAGGTAGCACAGCATCTCGACGGGCTTCATCGTCGGATGGACGTCGTTCTTCTTTGGCTTGTCGTACTCCATCACGGTGGTCTGCGTGCGGTCGGCATACCATCCGTGCGCCGCCCCGTCGCGCCACCCGTACAGGCAGGGCTCGTGAATCCAATGGTAGTCCTGCCGACCGAGGACGAGCGAGTTCTTCTTCCAGATGAGGCATTGCCTCACGCGCAGCCCCACGTCAAAGCACGCACCCCGGAAGTTGTAGCCCTCCGAATCCGCGTGAAATATGTAGAACGAACCGCCGGGCTTGAGCGTCTTTGCGGCGTGGCCGAACGCCGTATGCAGGAACTCGCGGAACTTCGTGTCCTCCATCGAGTCGTTCTGGATCGACTGTCCGTCCGAGCCATGGTAGTCCACATTGTACGGCGGGTCGGTGAGCCAGAGGTCTGCCTCGTTCTCGCCGCACACCTTCGCCACGTCCTCCGCCTTGGTCGAATCGCCGCAGACGAGGAGGTGCTTTCCGAGGACGTACACCTCTCCGGGCTTCGAGACTGCGACCTCCGGAACTTCGGGTGCTGCGTCCGGCTCCGTCTCGCCATGCGTTCCGCCCTCGCCACCAAGGAGATCATCGAGTTCGTCGTCCTGAAACGCAAGGAGCGAGAGGTCGAAGCCCGCATCCTGCAGAGCGGCGAGTTCGACCTTCAGCTTCTCCTCGTCCCACTCCGCGATCTCGGCGATCTTGTTGTCGGCGATGCGGAGCGCCTGTTCCTGCTCCGGCGTGAGGTCGGTGGCGATGATGCATGGCATCGTCTCCCAGCCGAGCCTCCTGCAGGCGAGGAGGCGCGTATGCCCTTCGATTATCACCTTGTCCGCGTTGAGGACGGCGGGATTCCGAAAGCCGAACTTCTCTATGATCTTCGCAAGCTGCTCGATCGCACCCTCGTTGATGCGGGGGTTGTTCTCATAGGGGACGATCTCGTCGAGCGGGACGTCCACGATCTTCATTCTATTCCGTTCCATTTTTGGGTCTCCTTTACCTGTTCCTAAATCCTCTACCAAATCCTCCAAGGCGAAGTTCAGCGCCAGACTTTCTTTTTTTATCACTTGAAAGAAAGTCTGCACTGGAACCTCACTCCTTCCCGCGCCCTGCCTTCGAGAGGGGTTGGGGAGGAACCGTCGACCTCGGATGGAAAATATCGCCCATTCGGCGACGGCAGCCCTCTCCGTCAAGGATTTTCGGCATGACACGGAGCCGGTTTGCACATCAGGCCTGATTTCCCGCCGATTTTCTCCGCCAAATCAAATCAGAAACCGTTTCGCGGCGGGCGATTTGATTCTGATTTGTTTCGCGCCCCTAAAGGGGACGCGAAAATCAAATCAGAAATCAATCAAATCGCCTTTTGGAAAATCTGATTTCTTGCGGTGATTTTTTTCGCAAGAAATCAGATCAGAATTCCGCCACGGCTACCGGTTGCCGAGGATGAACTTGAGGGGCCGCTGCTCCGAGAAGCCGAAGCAGAAGTCCACCTTCAACTGCAGGGTGCCTACCACGTTCCTGCGAGCGGAGGCGGGGTTGAGCTTCAGCCGGCTGGCGACATCCTCGACCGTGCCGCCCCTGTACAGAACATGAAGGGCAAGCCGTTCATCCGGGTCACACAGATCCTCGAGGTCGGACCACGACAGGTTGAACTCAAGATCCTGGTGCGAACGGGGGTGCGGAATCTCCTCCTCGCAGACGGTGGCGGTCGAGATGCCGCCATCGGACGCCGTTTCGGGACCATTCTCATGGAAGCTCTCCTCGGAAACCGAGCGGTTCCTTATCGACAGGCGGGTGAAGTCCTCCTTCCGCTTTCCGGAGTTGAGGAAATCAAGATAGTCGGAACGCCATTTCTTGATGATGTCCTTCATGAATCCGCGAAGCGACCTTCTGTTCGGGTCGAACTTCGGATACGCATCGCGGCAGGCGTCGAACATGAGTCCCTTGAAGAACTCCTTGTCGCTTACGCTGATGTGGCTCTGCGAGACGAGCTTGTTCGCCATCCGCTCGAAGTCCCTTGCCATGACCTTGGCGATCTCAAGCTGGACGGCCTCGTCTATGTTGGCATGGCGCTTCTCGCGCTTAGGCTTCTGCTCCCACCAATCGGAAGGATGGCGGCCTCGGGCGGACTTCCGGCCCGCGAACCCGCCAAAGGTGCGGATCCACTGGTTGTACCGGTCGATTCTGCCCGCCTTCTTCTCGGCGGGGGTGAGCGGTTTGAGGATTTCAACCGATACGGTTATGCCTTCGGGGTTCTGCCCGTCGCGCCTCTGCGTAACCACGCGGATTGCGGCAGGCTTGCCGGCCGGTCTGTTGGAGGTGTGCATCAGCGACCTCCCCAGGGACGGTTGCCCTCGATTGCGCGTTCGACACGGACATGTGCCGACTCGGAACGGCGGAAGACGCTACCTCCGCCGGCTCGGCTGCGCGAGACTTGATGGTTGAACTTCGCCGGAGCGAGACGGCGCGTTTCGATTGTGCGTGAACCGTCAGTCCAGACGGTATGCAGCACTATTTTTGTGGTCATTTATGGAACCTTATTTAAGGGTTTTATGGGGTTTCAGAACCACTCACTCAAGCGGTCTCTGGTAGCCCCAAAGAACACCTTAAATTATCCCATAACAGATAATATCAACACAATTCTCGATAAAAACATTAAATAACGGGTCGCCCTCAATAAAAAGAAAACAACCCGTGCAAAAACACACGGGTTTAGTGTGAATTTATTAGTTATAACAGGTTATTGAGGGTAAATGCCCTCAAGACCATTAAGTAATATGGGGCAATGAATGAGGCCGTTGCCTCACCAAAACCCCCTTTCGCCGCAAAGAGGTCTCTTTATTTAATTCTGGGCCATTCACAGGGTCAATCCTGTAGAGGTTTGATGTCTGCCGCCCTGTTCGCCCTCCAGGGGAATTAGCAGAACTTACATTTACGACATATCGACGGAAGGCATTTACGCCATTTGTCTTTTTATCTCTTCGCTTGAAACAGTCAAGAACCGGCTTCCCGTCTCTCTTTGGGATCAAGACCGACCCCTGATCATCAACAGGAGTTCCGGTGAGTAATGCGAAAATCACATACCACGGCTCTATTGCGGTAAGGGGAATGATAAATGTCGTATCAACTTTCTTCAATCGAATATGGCCTGAAGCGAAATTATGTTCGGGATGATCCAAATCAATAACATGGGTGCGGGCATACTCGTTTAGGACACCCGATGTGCCATCAGGCAATGTGAGCGTGAATCTCTGTACCTGTGCTGGCGTTAACTCAGGGTGTCCTGATGTCGTTATCGACCTGCTCCAGAATTCAGAAATGTCGGTCAATGCTTTATACAGCCGATTGAGTTGGGGACGACCCAGTTTTGCCTTTTCATCAAGGATAGAATCGAAACGCAAAATGGCTTCATCGATGGCAATCCTCGCCTCGTCGAGAAGCGGGGTCGCAAGCTGTGTAAGATTAGGAGTGATCGCATTGATAAGATCATGCCATAAACCCTCAAAGTCATCACGAGCTTTTCGATACTCATCATTGAATGACACCGGAACGCGACCACGTTCAAGGATTATGCTGAACGGCAGAAGTGCCTCCTTGAAATCCCGTTGATTTCGGGGCAGAAAAAGTCGATAGCGAGCAGGCACGTTCACGTCGTTAAGACGCGATATTGTCAATTCGAGACATTCAGATGCACCGTCAAGTAGTGCAATGACCTCATCGTGCATTTTCATATCTGGATATTATACCAAATAATGTGTGGAACGAACGTGTGCCCAGACATCCGCACCGACGGGGTGATTGAGAATAAAATCGAAATTTAGTATAATACAATTTTACAAATAAGCTATCATAATGCGAAGGAGAAAGAACAGATCGGGATGTGGTCCTGAATTTGATTTCGGCACCTACTACCGAATCAGGGACGATGCTGTTGAGCAGGATCGTTTTGGGGATATTTCAGACAAACTTCTTGAGCGTGCGGTCGAGGCATTGAGTATCCCCGATTGCCAACAGCCGACCGATGCGGACCTTGACGCTAAAGACACCAAGGAAAAGATCAGAATCAACCTGTTCTCGTCCCGCGTTGTTGATTCAATGCAGGAGGAGATCGTCAGATTTACCCAGGTTCAAAAATATGTGCAGAACCGTGATAAAGCGGATCCTGATTTCCATAACAAGCTTAGAGGGTATTTCTGGGCGGAATATCGACGACTTGTGGAATCCGAAGGACTGATTGGAGACGATCTGTTTGACGCGCTTTTAAAGGTCGTCCGCGACAGGATCCCGGAGACAAAGTACAATGAGCGTCGTGCCGTTCTCCCTATCATCACGTATCTGTTCGTCATCTGCGATTTGTTCTTCCGGACAGAGGATGAACGTAGGCGGGCCGAGGCCAATAGTCGAGGGCGGTCATGAATGCTTTATTGCCAGATAAGTACTTGCCGCTCCAAGATTCCTACTTGGGTCTGGGTGCCATTGTCCTCAAGATGCTCCAGAAAGAGCCGATGGATGTCGTGAAACTATGGAATCGGTGTGAAAGAATCAAAAGCATCGGAACATACGACAGATTCATTGTAACCTTGGGCATCTTGTTCCGTGCGGGACTCATCGGGTACGACAACCACAACCTGATCAGGAGAACATCATGATTAATCGATTGCTCATGCAGAACATTTCAAATGATGTTGAAGACCGCCAAATCCGCTTTACTCCGGGACTCAACATTGTGCTGGCCGAAAGGGCAACCGATTCTGGCAGAACTGGGTCGCGGAATGGCGCAGGGAAGTCGACCCTGATTGAGATCATCGATTTCTGTCTCGGTGGGGCGTGCAACCGTGACGACGCACTCCCTGCAGATCTTCTGATCGGCTGGACGTTCACGCTTGAAATGGATATACGCAATCAGCCGTTTGTGATCACAAGGGGATGCGACGAACCCGACAAAGTGAGAGTTCTCGGAAGGATTGACGGCTACCCCATGCAGCTTGAGCTTCCACAGGAATTGGACACGGCCGTCGTGTATTCGATCAAACAATGGCAAACATTCCTTGGCTGGGCGCTTTTCGGGCTTGATCCTGCGCCGGCAAGGGGTGATATGCTTGCGTCTGTCGCCCCAAAATACGACTCGCTTATCCGCCATTTTGTCCGCAAGGTGTTTGAAAACCCACTTGCCGCAAGCCCTGGCGAGTGGCGTTCAAAGGCAGAACTCGCTGTCACTTATCTTCTGGGACTTGACCATGTCTTTCTCGAACATGCAACGCTGCTGCGCCGACTGAAGTCGCAGATCGAAAACAAGAGGTCGGCGGCGGAGCAGCAGGCCAAAGATTACGTTAGCGACATAGCGCTATTGGGGGCCGAATGCGTCCGAATGAAAAACGAGATCGACCGCAGACGTGTGCAGCTCGAACGATTCAGCGTAAACGAGCAGGTCGTGGCCTTCAACGAGAGCATCGGCGAATTGACTGCTAAATACCATGATGCCGCAAATCGTTGCACGGCGAACACGCGCAAACTGAGAGTTGCAAAGAATGCCCGTACCATAGAGTATCTTCCATTTGAGAACGTCAAGGCGATCTATGAAGATGCTGGGGCGGTGTTTGCACAGGGCACAATCAGACACATGGATCTCGTTAAAGAGTTTCATGAGCGGCTGCAGACCAACTACACGACTCTCATCAACGAACAGATCGCGAAACTTGAGACCTTGATTGAGCAGGACACGCGTCTAATGGAAGAACTGGACGGCAAGCGTTCCGCACTCGCAGCTGCACAAGAGGCCCAGACGGCATTTGATGAATTCATCAAGCTGCAGGAAGCCCTAACGGCAAGTGAGCGCGATCTGGCGGTAAGAGAGGACTGCATCAAGCGATACCAAGATGCCATCGAAGAGGAAAAGGAGTACGTCAAGCGCCGGGATGACAAGGTCAAAGATGCCCAGGCGAAACACCATGAGCTGGAGCCTGTTTGGCGAGGGGAAGAGAAGTTCTTTCATGACTTTATCGAACGACTCTACACGATCAACGACGCCTCGCTGGGCATTCGGATCAATGAAGGATCAGATTTCGGCATCAGCTATGCGCCAATCTTCTCAAGCGACCGCAGTCTCGGAAAGCGCAAATTGAAAACCTTGGGGTTTGACCTGACTCTTTATGATCACCAGAGGTCAGCGGGCGGAGCAATCGACTTCATGGTACATGACTCGGTGCTCTTCGAGTCGTCCGATTCGCGGCAATTCGCAGAGGCACTTCGGTTCATCGACGAGTTCTGCAAAAAGACAAACTCCCAGTACATCACGGTATTAAACTCGGATGACGCCCAGACGAGGGACTTCACCGCTGCAATTCCCTACGCCGATCTCAAGGAAAAATACGTCATCCACACATTGACTGACGACGGGCCTAAAGGTACGCTACTTGGCGTTTACTTCTAAGTCTTTCATTCTACAAGGGCAGGGATCAGCAGGGCGGCACTCAGCCGCCCTGTTGATTTTTTACGGACATCTCGACGGTCGTGCAAAGCACATCCATGTAATGCCGTAAAGCGGTGTTGGAGAGTCCAGACGCGTGCGCCGTCGAGTTGGTGGCCATCTGAAGTTAAATGGACAAGCCGTGCAAAAGGACTCCGTGTGTTGCCGTAAATGGCTGGTGGAGGCAATACGGCATCTCCACTACCAAAAGGAATGACACAATGAAAAACTATCCATTCATCGTCGACATCCCCGCCGACGAATACCACGAGGCCGCACGTCGCGGCGAGTTCCTGTCGAGCCATCTGCTCGGCGACTTCCGGGCGTGTCCGCGCCTGTACAGGAAGAAGATGTCCGGCGAAATCGAGCCGGCCGACACGGTCGCGTACCAGACGGGACGCGCTTTGCACACGCTCATCCTTGAAGGACGGTCGAAGTTCGACGGCGAGTACCTCATAAGCTCCGGCCCGACGAACCCGAAGACCGGCGAGCCGTTCGGCAAGGCCACCAAGGCGTACCGCGAGTGGCTGGCGGCGCAGAAGCGCCCCATCGTCTCAAGCGAGGACTTCGGCTGGATGCTGAAGCTCCAGCAGAGCGTATCCATCCACCCCGTGGCCAACGCGCTCCTTGAACACGGACGCGCGGAAGGTACGGTTCGCACCGCCCTGCACGGCGAACCCAGCCAGATCCGCATGGACTGGTTCAATCCCGACTTCGAGGGCAGACCGGTCATCGTCGACCTCAAGACTTGCGACAACCTCTCGTTCTTCGAGCGCGACGCCCGCAAATACGGATACCCGGAGCAGCTCGCGTTCTACCGCGAGGTGTTCAAGGCGGCTTCCGACGGCATCTCCCCCGACACTTACATCATCGGCATCGAGAAGCGCGAGCCGTACCGCTGCGGCGTATGGAAGCTCACGGACGGGCTGCTCGACCAGTCGGCGGCCACGAACCGGATGGCGATGTCGCTCCTCAAGGAGTGCCGTTGCCGAAACGAGTGGCCGACGGGGTACGAGGAGCTTCGCATCTTCGACACAATCTAATCGAAAACCACAGGCAATTTCGGAAAGCCCTTCGGCCGCAAGCCGATGGGCTTTTCTTCTATACACAACCAAACAAAACAGAAAGGAATAAAGACAATGGCATTGCTTCAAAATGTCATCACGGGCAAGCAGCCCGTTCCGCCCCGCCTCATGATCTACGGATCGGAAGGCGTCGGCAAGTCGACCTTCGCGGCGAACACCCCGAAGGCCGTGTTCATCCAGACCGAGGACGGTCTCTCCGAGATCGACTGCGCGAGGCTTCCGCTCGTCGGGTCGTTCGAGGAGCTTCTCACGCAGCTCAAGGCGATTCGCGACGAGGAGCATGACTACCAGACGCTGTGCCTTGATTCGCTCGACTGGACGGAGCGTCTCGTCTGGGACCGCGTCTGTGCCGATTACGGCGTCAAGTGCATTGAGAAGGCCGACG